CAATTAGAGATATGTATAAATTCTATAAAAAGACTTATGATAATCCAGTAGAATATAAAGTATTTGCTCAAGTTATTAAAGCTTGTAATAAACAACTTGTTAAACAGATAGTTAGAGAATCAGAAGTAGTTAGTCTACCTTATAGATTAGGTAAATTACAAGTAGCTAGATTTGATAGAAGTTATAGACAACCTATAAATAAAATGTCAATTGACTGGAAAAAAACTAGAGAGAATGGATTTACAGTTTATCATGATGAACCTAATGTATATAAATGGTGTTGGATAAAACATGCATCAATAGTAAAAAATAAAACTGGATATAAGTTCAGTGTTTGTAGAGAGGCTAAGAGAGAGGTTCCAAAAGCAATTAGAGATAAAATAGAATATTTTAAAATTAAATAAAATGATAGTAGGATTTGTTTCAATTAATACAGTACTAGCCAAGCTCTATAGAGACCTAGGTCTCAATCAAGAGATTAACCAGAGTGATGCTTATGAATGGATTGCTGAAGGGTTAAATCTAATAGGCGCCTATTCTCAATATAATGAGATATCTGAATGTTTAACATTAACAAATGGTAAAGCTAAACTTCCTTGTGGATTTTATAAACTAGTAGATATTAATTATAAAAATAAACCTGTATATTGGGCAACTAATACTAATGCTCATAATTATCAATGCCATGATTGTAGAATACCTGCTTGCAATACAGGAGGTTGTGAATATACTTTTTATATTAATGATAGTTATTTAATTTCTAATATAGAAGATGAAAATGATATAGAGGCTAGTATATGTATTGTCTATTTAGGTATACCAGTAGATGATGATGGGATTCCAATGATCCCTGATAATGTATATTACCAAAAAGCATTAGCAGCTTATGTTACTTCAATGTTAGATTACCAAGATTGGAGAAAAGGAAAATGCCCAGATAAAGTATATCAACAATCTGAAAAAGAATGGTTATTTTATGTAAGTGCTGCTAAAGGTGCTGCTAACATGCCTAATGTACAACAATTAGAACAATTGAAAAATGTTATGCGCAGATTACTCCCTGCTAGTAATGATTACAAAAAAGGGTTTAAAAATTTTGATAAAGGGGAACAACTTAACTTAAGATAATGGAGTCATTAAATAGTTTTAATAAAGGAATGAATAAGGATACTAATCCTTTAAACATTCCAAAAGGAAGTTATATAGATGCAAATAACGTCAGGCTCATTAATGATGCTGGTAATACCTCTATGTCTATTAATAATGTATTAGGTAATGATTATCAATTAACTATACCTGATTCTCCTTTAATACAAAAAATTACTATAGTTGCAGAAGCTGTTAGTAATCTTGTTTTAGATGGTCAAACAGGATCTGCAGCATTAAATACTGCTGGAGCTACTGGTGAAACATTATATGATTATGTAGTTAATGATGTTAACTATACTAATTGTGCACAAAATGTTGGAGCATCTAACCCTACTTATAATATATATTACAATTCTAACTACATAATTGTAGTTCCAATAATATCATCATATTATGTACCTATTGCAGTTGGAGCATCATTTACTTTAGATTCTAGTTTTGTGTTACCACAGACAGGATTAGAAGTTATTGGTTCAACAACTATCAGAGATGATATTTATTTATATACTACTAATTGTGATGATAAGAATCCTGGAGGGCATTCAATAGATTCCTCATTAGCTGTAGACCCATCATCTGTTGGTGTTATATGGAAGATGACTTATAATAAAATTACTAGTGTAGTAGATCCATTAGAATTGATATATGCTGGTTATATAGACTGGTCAACTTATTATGCTATTCCTCCATCTGCTACATTAGGTAGATATGAAAATAGTTCTATACAAAGATTATACTTTACAGACTTCTATAACAAACTTAGAAGTTTAAATGTAGGAGATCCTCAATGTTTAGCATTTGACCCTTCAGTATTAGATGTATCTCCTTCAACAGATTTTGATATACCATTATTACAGAGCCTTCAAAGTTCTTCTGGTAATGATTTAAAAGTTGGTACAATACAATGTGCTTATAGATTAAAGAATACTTCAGGTGCTATTACTACATTCTCTGAGTTAAGTAATATAGTAACACTTGTTCCTCATAATGAAACAACTAAACCTTTTAAGGATTATATAGGTGGAACTATAGGAACTGCTGTATCTAAGCAAATTGTTTGGGAAATTAATAACCTAGATAGAGATTATGATAGAATTGAAGCTGTTGTGTTATTTAAAGAATCACCAACAGGTACTCCTATTATAAGTTTGTTACCAGACGCTCCTATTAGTGGAGATTCATATACAGTTGTTTATGATGGTACACAAGATGTTACTCCTGTAACTCTAAATGAGTTCTTAGCATTGTCAGGTAGTTTTACTCATTGTAAGACTATTGAAACTAAAGACAATAGATTATTTGTAGCTAATACTAGAAATCAATACAGTGATATAGACTATGATGCTAGAGCTTACAGATTTCCTACAGCAAGTAATACTTTAACTATTACAGAGAATGGAACTCCTACAGCATATGATACAACATTACCAACTCCATGGTCTACTACTGGTGATTTAACAGATTATGCAACTACTTGGGGAACAATAGATGAAGAATCAGATGCTATTAATGCTGATGGTACTATTAATAAATATAAAAAAGGTGGACTAATACTAGGTGGTACTGGACCAAATATATCTTATGAGTTTTATACAGTAGCATTAAGCACTGATGTAAATACAGGAGCTGGATCTGGTAACTTTGGTGTTGCTGATGATTCTCCTGCTCCTTGGAGAGGTACTAATCCTAGATATGAACAAAATGAGATTAACTTAAATGTTTATTCTCCAAATAATCAAGGAGGAGCTGGGTGGCAAGAATATCCAACATACTCTCCATCTATTATTAAAGACGGATTAAAATACCCACAATACAATGGACTATTTAATGGTTACCAAAGAAATGAAATATATAGATTTGGTATATTATTTAAAAATAAATCTGGAGACCCTATTTTTGTTAAATGGATAGGTGATATCCAAATGCCTGATTTTGATGATGTAAATTCTAATTCATATTATGCTGATGGAACAATGACTGGTGTTCAGACAGGAATAACTGACTTTAGACCAGCATTTGTAGCTAATAAAAATGGTGATTATTTAGAATCATTTATTCAGCAATTAGGTATAAAGTTTACAGTATATATTCCAGATGAAGTACAAGAGTTAATTTCTGGTTATGAGATAGTTAGGACTGATAGAACAGTTAATGATAAAACTATTGTATCTCAAGGATATAATACTAAAGTAGATTCTAGTGGTGGAAACTATTATACAACAAGTTTAGCTACTTCTTCAGGAGGTAATGATGTATTTGGAGGTAATGCTTATGATAAAGGATATTATATTACCCCAGATCTTTGTAATCCTGATGCTGTTCAACCTATTATAGGACATACTTTAAAAGTTAAGGGTATAGTATATAGATCTAACACTAAAGTAGCTAACGCTTTTGGAGCTGGAGATCCTTACTATATGTATAAGCTTTATAATTGGCTTACAACTCCTGTTCAAACAGGAAATATAGAGCAGGTTACATTATTAGGATATGCTGGCAACACCATAGATATTAATTCTGGAGCTGCTGTTTTTAACTATGATTATGATACAGTAACTCCTACTACTACTACAGGGTATAGCATAGGGAATTCTGCTTATTATTATAGAATTGATGCAAATTTAAACTATACTCCATTAACTGTACCTCTTAGTGGTGCTAAATATTTAATAAATATAGAAAGAACTTTAGCATCTCAATATGGAGGAAACACTTATTCTGCTAGAGCTAATAATACATATCAATCATGTAGTATGTTAATCCCTATTAGAAGTTCCCAATTAGGAGCTCCTGATCAACCAATAGTGTTTGGAGGGGATACTTTTGTTAATATGTATGATAGTTGTAGGTGGTCTAAAAACTGGGGAACTACTGGTAGAGGAGTAGCTGCTGGAGGTAAATACTTTGCTGTATTTATGTTACCTATTGAATGTTCAGTTAATACTGACTTAAGACATGGCACTTATGTTAATAAAGATATATCAGACAGTTATGAGAATGCTCCAGGACCTGCAGAATTTGTAGAAACCTATTCATATAATCCTATATACTCTACAACTAATAATACTAAACAATATTTCCCTAAACCTGACCCATTTATATTAAATGAAGAGTATGATACTAGATTTCATGCATCAGAGATTAAGATTAATGGAGAGTTAACAGATTCTTGGGGAGTATTCCTACCTAATAACTATTGGGATACTGAAGGGGCTTATGGGCCTATTAATGCTATTACAGCAATGCAAGATAAAATGTATTTCTGGCAGAACAAAGCATTTGGTACAATGTCTATTAATCCTAGGGTTATGGTTACTGATACAGGTACTGATGCTCAATTGCAGTTAGGTGTAGGTAGTGTATTACAAAGACATGATTATTTATCTGTTGAGGTTGGATTACAACATCAATATGGTATGACCAAATCTTCTAATAAACTATATTGGACAGATATTAATAAGAAGAAATTCTATGCATTTGGCGGTGATGGATTAATGCCTGCATCAGATGTTAAAGGGATGTTCTCTTGGTTTAATACATATCTTAAGAATAACATTAACATAACAGATAAACCTGTATATTTTGATTTAGGAACTGGTGTAAATGGTATTAGAGCTGTGTATGATTATAAATATAATCAAGCTATATTTACCTTCTCAGATGCCACTAGACCACAGGATCAAGTTTATTATACATTAGTATATGATGATTTTATAGATGGATTTAGTTCATTTATGGATTATACTCCTAATGTTTATATAACTGATAATACTAATATATTCTCAATGGACCCACTATCTAGCAGTGATTTATACATGCATGATAGAGGTAATTTTAGTGAGTTTTATGGTACTGTATATAATACTACAATTAAACTAGCAGTTAATGATAATTATCAATATACTAAAATATTTGATAATATCATGTATGACTCTCAATCTTTATTATATAACTCTACATATGACAATTATCAAAATGCACATGATGATACTTGGGAAACAATTAGAATTTATAATGATTACCAAAATACTGATTATCAGGCTATTAGCTTAATCTCTGGATTAAAAAGAAAAGAAAGAACTTGGCAAATGCAGATACCTAGAAATAGAGTATTATATACAGGTGGTAATTCTCCTAATATATTTGACCCAGCAGAACTATCTTTAATTAATAAAGCTATTGGAGAAAGAATGAGAGATAAATACATCACTATAGATTTATTATATAACAATTCTAGTAATAGACTACTAACTTGTAACAATTTTAGGACACTTTACAGAATTTCAGCTAGATAATGTATAACTAATATTATTATAAAATAACTAAAAATAACTTAATAATAAGTTGCAAAATTGCCTAAAATATTGTATATTACATACAAGTTATAGGCAATTTTAGTTTATAACCAAATCAATTATAACAATGAAAAAGAAAAAACCTACCCTAAAAAAGCTACCTAAGTATAGTACTGGTGGAAATATATTAAAAAATGTTGGACTTGGATTAGCTGACACTGCTTTATCAGCAGTTGGTGCTAGTAATGTAGTAACAGATGATGAATACAAAGGTGAAGGCTCTCAATTTATGAGAGGTTTTGGTGATGTAGTTGGAGGTGCAGCTAAAGCAGCATTACCTATGGCAGCTAATTTAGTTGCTCCAGGAGTTGGTGGTATGGTAGCTAAAGGTGCACAATCTGTTGGAGGAGCATTAAACCCTGAAGATACTTCTATTGATCCTAAAACAGGATTACCATATGGACAACAAACTAAAGCACTAGGACAAGCTGCTGGTCAGTTGGCTCCATTAGCTGGAATGATGTTTCCTATGGGTGGAGTTAATAGTTTACCAAATGCTGGAAGTGTTATACATGCTCCAGAACTAGGTGGGTATTTTAGAAAAAGACAAAAATAATGAATAGTGGAATATATCAAATAAAAAATTATATAAATGGAAAGATTTATATAGGAAGTGCTAAAAACTTAGCAAAAAGATGTTGGGAACATTTTAATGATCCTACAAAAACTAATCCTCATTTACATAGATCAATTAAAAAATATGGAAAAGAGAATTTTGAATTTACAGTAATTCAATATTGTATAGATAATTCAAAGAAGAATTTAGAACTAAATGAGCAATATTGGATGGATCTAACTAATTGCTATAATAGTACTATGGGATATAATATATCTAAAACTGCTGGAAAACCAAGTATTCCCACAAAAGAATCAGCAGCTAAAGGAATGTTAACTAAAAGATTAAAGGGATTAAATAAAACAACATATCCAAAACTTTCAACCAGTAAATTAGGAATTTTAAATCCAATGTTTAATAAAACTGGAATAAATAGTATAACATCTAAAAAAGTAAATTCTTATAATGAAAAAGGAGAGTTGTTACTAACTTTTAATTCTTGTGTTGAAGCATCAGAACATTATAAAATACCAAGAGGAGCTATAAGTAGAGTAGCTAGAGGGGAAAGACCTAAAACACACTCTTTAATATTTAAATATATATAACATGAACAAATATAAACAATACCTAGATAATTCAGAGTATGAATTTGTACCTTATTCCAATAATAAAGAATTTGCATATGGAGGAGAAAATGCTCAAATAGAAAAACAAGAAAATTCTATTTCACCTTCAGGTGAATTTACACAGTACAATGCTTCTACTCATGAAGTACAAAATAATCAGCTTAATCCTGATGGAAATGTTAATATGGAATCAGGAGAAAGAATTTATTCTGATAGATTAAAAGTACCTGGAACTAAGAAAACATTTGCTGATTTAAACAAAGTTAATAATACCACTAAACAAGATAAAATATTGGAAGATCATAATGCTACTAGTACAGCTAAATCAACTGCTAAATTAGTAGCTGATATTAAAAGACAAAAATCTGATAGATTATTTCAAGAACAAGAGGCTTTAAAAGCTTCTAAAGTTCAAGCTTATGCTAAGAAAATGGGATTAGATATTGGTAATAACTTTGCTATGGGTGGTACTAAGTTACCTAAGTATGAAGGTGGTGGTACATCATCTATGATGAAAGAATATGGACAAGACCCCAACTATGAAAATTTTTGGAGAAGTAAAGAGCAAGATGATATGTACAAAGCTAATTCTGATAATGATGCTAGAATGGTTTATGAAGATTATCAAAAAAGAATGAACGCTTTACCTGTAGGTCCTGTTAATCCAAGTTATAATCCAAATGCAAATTCACCTCTATTAACACCAGAAGAAAGAAATGCACAAAATCCTATCCCAGAAGATGGTAATTTTATGGAACAGATGAATGCTACTGCTCCTGGATTTATGGATCCTAAAACATATAATCAATATCCAAAAACTCCATCAGATAATAAACAAACTGATTATAGAAATTTAACAGAATCTGGAATTAGTGCTTTAGTACAAAACTCTGGTAATATTATGGATTTAGCTATGACTAAATTTGGTAAGAAATATGATAAAGAATCTGCAACCTTATTAACCCCTGATAGATTAAATCCTAGTGAGGCAATTGCTCAAGCAAATATGGAAGGTAGAGTTACTAGAAATAGATTAAAAGATGCAACAGGAGGTAATGTAGGAAGTTATTTAAGTAACTTAACAGCCGCACAATCAGCTAATACTATGAATAAAGCTAAAATTTATCAAGATTTTGAAAATGCTAATGTTGGTACATCTAATCAGTTTAAAGTTTTAAATAGAGATGAGCAGAAGTGGGCTAAAGAAGCTGAACAAATGAATAAAGCTAGATCAGAAGATATTGCTAGAGCAGCAGTAGCTGACATTGGAGCTAAATCTGCTGGAGCTTATAAAGATTATAAAGGTAATGAAATGAATCAATATTCTTTAGATTTAATTTCTAAAATGTATCCTGATTATGTATATGATAAAAATAAAAGAGGTTGGTATCATAAATCAACAGGAGTTAAACTAAAACCAAAAGGAGAATAATACATGGCTGCTAACCGATTTAACCAATTATTAAATAAACCTGCATATGTTTCAACATATGTCCCACTTCCACTTGATTTAATAGCCCAACAAGGGGCTAATAAACAAAAGGAATCTGATGATACTAAAAAGAAATTAGCTGATTCTGTATTAGAAAATATAAAATCTATTTCAGAACATGATCCTTATAGGAATAAATATGTGCAAGATTTTAATCAACAAGCTGAAGCTTTAGTTGGAGACGCTAGTATAGATTTTGGTTCATCTGCAGGTAAAGCTAAAGTATATAACTTAATTAAAGAGCATGCCAATAATCCAAATCTACAAGTTATAGCTAGAAGTATTGATAATAAAAAACAAACATTAGAAGATTGGTCTGCTGTACAAAAAGCAGGTAAAGGAGCTTATTGGAATGATCCTACTTTAAGAGATCAAAAGTTAGAATCTATAGGAATTAATCCATATTTAAATCAAGATGGGACTCCAAAAGAATATGATAGAAAAATAGCATATTCTGTAGAAGATCATAATAAACCAGTGTATGATTTATTTGATAAAATAAAAGATTCTGGAGAAATTAAAGCTTATGCAAATTTTGGTGGAGATAAAACGTATATTCAATCTGGTAAAAATGGTTGGGAAGGAGTTGATGCAAAAACTATAAAAGCAGTAGCTGATAGAAATGTAGATACATTTAAAACTACCCAAGGAGGGCAAGATTTCTTAAGAAAATTTCAATTTGATCACGCTGAACAACTAGCTCAAATGTCTCCTGAAGAAAGATATAAAGCTGAAAATACAGCAGCTACAAATCATTTATATAATATAGGTAATGCTTATATCCATAATAAAGAAACACAAGACAGAGATTTACAAGCTACAGCTTTGTTAGGTGCTAAATATGAAGAAGAGCAAGCTAATAAAACAACTACAAGAGAATCAGAAGCTATTAAAAATGATGCTTTAGTAGATATAACAGCAAATCTTGAATTTGATGATAAAGGTGGATTAAAAGCCCCTGTATTTGCTGAATCAGCATATAAAGATCCAACAACACAAGGTGTTTATGAAACAAATATAGTTTCAAGAGGTACTGGAAAACAAGGATTTGATATGGAGAAGGCTAAAAAAGATACTGATATTATAGCTAAAATACAAACTGAAAACCCTGAATTGAGAAGATTAACTCCACAAAAAACAGTAGAAGCTTATAGAAAAGCATTAAAAGCTGTTTCTGCAGAAAGTATGCCTTTACATGAGATAACTAATCAAGCTGCTAAACAAGGAATAGGTACTACTCTTGCTAGAAGTAAAAAGGGTAGAGAGTTTTATATACAAGATGGTGATGGTACTATAGGTACAGGTGATTGGACTTCTGTGATTAAAGAATTAGGTATAACAGAAGAAGAATTTGATAAAGTTTTAGAGAGTGGTATTGGTGGATATACTCAAGCAGGTAAAACAGCAGGAGCTTACTATGTAGAAGTACCTGTATCAGATACTCAAAAACGAAGAGTATTAATATCTCCAGCTATACCAGCGGCTTTAACTAATCCATTACCCCACTTATCTAAAGCCCCTTGTCTCTGAGCCCTAATCTCATTTAGATTAGTAACATTTCCAGGATTAATTTCATTATCATATTTTGATTCTCCTGTTCCATATTGTCCTAATTGAACATCAGTAGCACCATATTTATTATTATCTGCTATTGCTTTTTTTAAAGGGTTTACTGGTTCCTGTTTTACAGTTGGTTCAACACCTCTTTGTTCTATTAAAATATCTTTTAATGTCTTAGCCATTAATGTGTTGTATTAGGTTTCATTGAGTTAACATTAGATCCTATATAACCAGATGTTAATAATTCATCATTTTCAAATTTTCTTATTTCATCTAATGATGTAGGTACTGTTTCTATCTTACCTGTTTTATCATTTAAAGATGGTGATGGTACTATAGGTACAGGTGATT